GATAAAAACAGGAGGCCATTATGGCAAACGGAGATCTAACTAAGACTACAGAATACGATAAAATTGAGGTCGTAAATAACTACAGCATACAAGTACGCCGCGCAGATTGTGTGGTAGAAGAACAGCCAGACGGTTCCCTAAAAGAACTATCCCGTAGTTTTCACAGGCACGTACTACAACCCTTTACATCAGTAAAGACAGAAGCTGTAGCTGCTGTAGAGGCAGTAGCAGCAGTAGATGAAGTGACAGATTCCGATGGGAATGTTACTACAGAAGCAGTAGCAGCTGTTGAAGCTGTGGCTGCTGTTGCAGAGAGTTGGGCGCACACAGCGACTGACATTAGTGGCGAAGCAGCACAAGTACAAGCGATAGCAAACGCTGCTTGGACTGATGCAGCTAAGAACGCTTACAAGGCTGTTGCAGAAACAGCATCAATATAACTTAAAAGGATAATACAAATGACAGAGAAAAAAACACAAGTCATTACGATCAACGATAAAGACTACACTGAGGATCAATTAACAGACAATCAAAAGATGCTGGTTAATCATGCTGCAGACTTAGATCGTAAGATTAAATCTACACAGTTTAACCTAGATCAACTATCTGTAGGCAAGCAAGCCTTCATCGATATGTTGACAAAAGATCTAGCTGATCAACCTGAAGATGCAGAAGTTATTGCACCAACAGAAGAAGCTAACGAAAGCTAATTAAGAGGAGATGGTAGAATGATTTCAACAACAATGATAACTGGAGGAGTCTCTGCCATCTCTGGCTTTCTCTTTAAGTTTCTTGCACAAAAGAATGAGATAGCTGCAGCTGAACGCAAGCACACTATGGATATGCTATCTAAGCAATCCAACAATGAAGTACTAAAGATAGATAAAGAAATACAACTCATGCAAGCCAAGGCTAAGTTTGAGAAGATGGTATCTAAGACAGACCCACACAGATCTACTACACGTAGGTTTATAGTATATGCTGTTATCACATCATTTGTGTTAGTTGCATACTTCTTAGCATTACAACCTGATATCGTATGGTTTGAAATATATGATTCAAAGGAAACCTCTGGAGGATTCTTAGGGATTGGAGCAACTGTACAGAATGTAAAGACAGTGATCACATCTACTGGTATTCCAATAGCTTGGTTTGGAGTTATGAGTGAAACAATGATTGCTATTGTATCGTTTTACTTTGGTGGCTCATTAGCTAAATTTAGAAATCCTTACAACTCAAAGTAAGAATTCTCTAAGTTCCTTATAGGGAGGTCTTAGGATCTCCCTTCTAGTTAATTTAAATAATAATATCACGAGGATATAAATGAGAAACATAACCTATGAGGGTCCATCTACACCTTTATCAGAAGAATTAGATGCAATGAAATACAGACAGAAGGGAGAGACTTTCGATGGTAAGGTTAAGAGACTTGCTCGTTCCTTGTGTGATGGTACAGAACATCAATGGATTCTAGAGGATATCTTTGGTAACATGAGATTCCTTCCAGCTGGTAGAGTGCAATCTGCTATGGGAGCCGACAAGTTAGTTACTGCTTATAATTGTTTTGTCTCAGGGGAGATTAAAGATAGCATGGATTCTATTATGGATCGTGCTAAAGAAGCAGCAGAAACTATGAGAAGAGGGGGAGGTATTGGTTATGATTTCTCTAAAGTACGCCCTAAGGGAAATACAATCAAATCCTTGGAGAGTCAAGCATCTGGGCCTATTTCTTTTATGTCTATCTTTGATGCGGTATGTCAGACAATCAGTAGCAGTGGTCACAGGCGTGGTGCTCAAATGGGTGTCTTACGTATTGACCACCCAGATATTGTTGACTTCATTACTGCTAAACGTAACTCTGATAAGCTTACTGGTTTTAACATATCTCTAGGAATCACAGACAAGTTTATGGAAGCATTATCTAAAGAAGATGATAGCTTTGATCTTATCTTTGAGGGGATTGTACATGAGACTGTATCTGCAAATGAGATATGGAATTTAGCAATGGAGTCTACATGGGATTGGGCAGAGCCTGGAGTTTTGTTTATTGACCGAATTAAAGAAATGAATAACCTATATTACTGTGAAGACATTAGTGCTACTAACCCATGCGGAGAGCAGCCACTACCACCCTACGGTGCTTGTCTCTTAGGTTCATTTAACCTAACAAAGTATTTAACAGGTGATACTGGTAACTACACATTTAACTTCGAACAGTTTAAAGAAGATATCCCACACGTAGTACGTGCTCAAGATAACGTAGTTGATAGAACTATCTACCCATTACGAGAGCAAGAAGATGAAGCAAAGAATAAACGTAGGATGGGATTAGGAATTACAGGTCTTGCAAATGCTGGTGAAATGCTAGGGTTTGAGTATGGATCTAAGCCGTTCTTAAGGTGGATGGAAAAAGTGTTTGCTTGTCTAAGGGACAACACTTATTACGCATCAGCTAAACTTGCAGAAGAAAAGGGAGCATTCCCACTTTATCGTGAAGAGTACCTTAAGGGTAACTTCATACGTACTCTACCCTCATTTGTACAGAAGGAGATTAGAAAGCATGGTATTCGAAATTCACACCTCACATCAATCGCACCTACGGGAACCATCTCTCTCGTGGCAGATAATGTCAGTGGAGGAATTGAACCAGTGTTTTCACATTCATATCAGCGCACCATCCAGACTTTTGACGGACCACGTTATGAAGACGTTGAGGACTATGCCTTTGCTAAAGGAGTCTCAGGACGAAAGGCAGATGACATTTCAGTTTACGAACACTTAGCTGTTTTAACTTTAGCCCAACACTACATTGATAGTGCTTGTTCTAAAACCTGTAATGTAGGGGATGATGTCACATATGAAGATTTCAAACGTGTTTACGAAACGGCATGGAAAGAGGGAGCCAAGGGCTGTACCACATTTAGGCTCTCAGGTCGGAGGTACGGAATCCTCAATGAGGCCGTGGAAGAAAAAGAGGCGTCAACGAGCGAGACTCAAAGTCCTTCAGAGGAAAGTATTGAGAAAGCGGAGGCGTGTTTTTTTGACCCGAATACTGGGCAGCGTGAATGCGCGTAAATTGTTAGACTAATATAGGAGGTAGCGATGCCACAACAGATTATACCAATCACAGACCTTGCATCTGCAGGGCTTGTGTTAGATACTCCAGCAGTGTCGCTACCCCCAAATGTATTTTCAAATGTTAACAATGTTCGTTTTAGAAATGGGTCTATCAAAAGGTTTCCCTCAGAGGTAACTAAATTATCTTCGTTAACAAATGTAAAGTACATAGCCTATTGGCCTTCAACAGTTGGTGATAGGTATGTAGTTATTACAGACAACAGCACGACTTGTACTTTCATTGTTTATGATAGTTCTTTCAATGTAGTCAGTGGTGTTGGTGGTGCATACCCCGTTGGTAATGTTACTGGTGGGACTTGGCAGCACACTCTATTTAATGGTGGTTATCATATTATATTTAACAATGGTAACTCTACCCCCGTATTTCTACAAGATGATATAACAACAGTCACTCAACTTCCAGGATGGGATTCCTATGCTGTAGAAGAAGAGATGACTTCTTTTGAGCATGATGGATCTGCAGGTGCTAAGATAGTAAGAAACTCTGTCTTTGTAGCCCCTATTGGTGGTGCTAGTATATCTATTAAGATAACAGCACTCCCTAGGAATATGTCATCTCCAATTCACACAGAGACAGTTACAATAAATGCAGCTGGTACAATATCTCCTGATGCTACACTAGCTAACATCGGTACAATATCATCTGTTAACTTCTCGTCTAATCAATTTAGTTTCACACCAGATACATCGTCAGGTGGTACAGTGTATAAAGTGTCTGTACAAACAGCACCTATTTCTACAGTAACTTGTGGAGTTCTAAGATCTTATGGTAATCTCTTAGTTGCAGGTAATCTAAAAGAAACAGGTGGACGTACTCTCACAGGTACTGTAAGAACATCTGATGTTGCCCCTCCAGGATCTATCCCTGAGAATTGGAATCCTTTTAAGAATGGTGCTAACACAGCAGACGAGTTTATACTTGCGTCTACAGGTACAATTCAAGACATGGCAGAAATGCAAGGTGTTATGTATGTATATACAGACTCATCTATACACTCTATACAACAGACGAGTTCACCTGCTGTTCCATTTCAAATAGCAACTGTAACAGATAACTATGGTGTAAACAATATCGATGGTGTTCTTGAAGTAGATGGTAAACACATTGTATATGGCAGTAATGATTGCTATGCTTTTGGAGGACATCCAGGATCTATATCTTCAATATCTGCTGGGAGAGTCAGGAGTTTTTTTAGGAATGGTACAACAATAAAGATTGTAAGATTTAATAAGTATGATGAACTTTGGTTTTGGTCTACTGCTGGTATATATGTTTGGAACTATCGTAATAACGTGTGGACAAAAAGAGATTTACCTACAGGAACTATTTCTGCCAATGCTTCAAGAAGTGATTTACTTTATGCTGCACCTACTAAAGTCGTAGGGGTAGATGGTACTGCGTTTATGGATGGTGCATTCCTTGAGCGTCAACGATTAGCATTGACACCTGAGTTTGACACTGAGAGTGTAGCTGGTATGGTTCTGTTATTCGATGGTCCTTCTAAGGCAACTATCTCTTATGATGGTACAGACAAGGTTGGACAATCTGTAGACTACGCATCTAAACCTGCCTTAAACTTTGACACAACTTTGAATTACAAAGCAGACGTTAGATTTAATGGTAGATTTTTAAATTATAAAATTACAAATCAAACTGGTGAAGTGACCTTAGATTGGGATCTCTCAGGATATCAAATAGAATTAAGTAAAGGAGGATTCAAGTAATGTCTATAATAAGACCACCCTACACAGGTGATGCTGTTTTAGACTCTTGGACAAATCAAATAACCCAACAATTAAATATGGGATTAACTCCAGGAATTGACACATCCTCTGGGGCTAGTAGTTCTGGCTCTAATGGTAATACTATAATTTACCTTTATCAAAAGAGTAGTAGTGCTTCTGCACCAGCTGCACCGACATTAGTCTCTTATGATTACTCAGATATAAATAATGTCACAGTAACTGCTAATGGTGGTTGGACTAGTGCTGTACCTGCAACAAGTTTAAAATACCTATGGGTTACTTTTAGATATGTTTCAAAACTAATAGATACTATAACAGGTTCTAATACATGGAACACACCAGTTCTTCTTGCATCTAATGGAGATAATGGAGATCCTGGAGCAACTGGACCTGCAGGTTTAAATACAGCTACTATATTACTCCATAATAAAAACAACACTAACTCTGCACCTTCATTGTTTAGTGGTACATTTACATATACCTTTGCTACAGGGGTGTTGTCAGGTGGTACACTTAATGGATGGACACAAGCTGCACCTTCTTTAAGTGCTGGTGAGTTTTTATTTAGTTCATCGGCTGTTGCATCTGCTAACACAGCAACCGATACAGTAGCTTCTTCTGAGTTTAGTACTCCACAAGTTACAAGTATTGCTGGAACTAATGGTGATGTTACTAGAACATTGTATTTATATGATGCTAGTGTAAATCAACCATCTGCTATTGCAAGTAATGCTGGCTTTAACTCATCAACAGGTAATGCCTCTAATACTGGAACATGGACAACCACTGTGCCATCAATACCTGCGGGTCAAGGTCTTTGGATTGCCTCTGCTACTATTACTAGAACTAATAATGCTGGATCGTTTGTAGGTGGAGGTTGGACAATATATAGAGGATCAGGATATGATGGCTCTGATGGTCCTAGGTTTGCAACAAGACGTTTTTATAGAGCTTGGGATGGAGGAGTACCACCAGTACCGACTGCTACTATAACTTGGTCAACGGGAAATGCTGTGTCAACTGGTACATATGCTCAATATTGGTCATTAACCCCACCAACTCAAATAGCTGGGTCTACTACTATAGTTTATTTTTCTGATATGTTTTTTGTAGACACATCAGGATCAGCTACAACTACAGCAGCTACTGGATCAACACCTAAAGCAGGGACTTCATTTTCAGGACTTGTAACATTTAACAGTGGTGATTTTAAACTTGATGGTTCTACTATTACAACTATTGATGGTGGTAATATTACTGCTGGATCTTTAAATGTAACTACAGCTGATATTGGAAACCTCCAAGTTACTTCAGCTCAAATTGCAGATTTAACAGTTGGAACTTTAAAAATAACAGGCAACGCTGTGTCTCAAACAACGACTGCTATTTGGCCCTACCCAGCAAATATTGCTACAGGGAATGCTCGGTACGTTTTAGGTAATTTTCAACACCCATGTACAGCTGGTGTTCCTATTGAATTTACAGCTTCGGTTGTATTTGGAGAACAGACAGGTCAAGCTATACCAAATAACGGTTCTTTATTTAATCTTCAAATGGATTTAGGAAGTAATTATAATTCAGGTGGTAATTATTTTATATTCACATCTGGCACAGGATTACAAACAGAAAATCCAATAGTTCAAACAACTTTTACAAGGGTTAATGGTTATGTAAGTGGAAGTCAAGTTTTAAATTATAAAAATATAATAATTCCTGGATTAACTCGTATAAATAATTTTGAATTTAGATTGTTTTCTAATGAAATAAATACAGCTACTGGTACAAACACTGCTACAAATATTAGACTTTTTTCTGGAAATTTTCAAATAAGAACTCTTTTGAGGTAATTAAAATATGTATGAATATTATCAAATTAGAAATTCAACTAATCTTGTAGACTTAAAACTATCTAGTGTAAACCCTTTAATTGACAATGATAACTTTTCTTATATAGACTTATCAACATTACCTTTAGATTTTGATTATTCAAAAAGATATATGTTAGTTGATGGATCTTTACAAGTATATGAAGAACCTCAGATTGTAGTTTCTGATACTATTTTAATTCGAGATGTTAGAAACAAAAGAGATAGATTGTTAGATGAATCTGATTGGACACAAGTTCCAGACTCACCAGCAAACTCTTCTGAATGGGCTACGTATCGTCAAGAACTCAGAGACATAACTGAAAATATAGATTTGTCAAATGTAACATGGCCTACTCCCCCAGAATAAGGAATACACAATGAGAATACTAAGCGGCCCTGAGTTGGCTGATCAATGGCATATTATAAAGCCACAGATAGAAGAAGCCATAGTGCATGGTAGTGGTGTTGTTACATCTCATGGGTTGTTTTTACAATGTCTAGGCGCAGTAGGTCAATGCTGGGTTCGAGATGAGGGTGGTGTTTGTATAACTCGCTTTGAAGAAATAGAAGGTAGAAAACAGTTAGCTGTAGTTGCCTGTACATCTCCAGGATGGTTCTCTCATGGACCAGAGTTATTAAAAATACTGGAAGAATTCGCACGTTCTACTAACTGCAAAAGAACTGTAGTGTATGGACGTAAAGGATGGGCTAAAGCCCTCAAAAAATATGGATATCGTGAGCCGTTTATAACGCTCATTAAGGAGGTTTAATTATGGGCGGTGGTGGAAATTCACAAACGACTACAACAAGTTTACCAGCATGGGCGCAACCTTATGTTGAATCAAGTTTAGGAAGTGCTGTAGATTTATATAAATCAGGAGCCTATGAGAATGTATCTGGTTTAACTCCAGAACAGATAACTGCTTTTGAAAGGCAAAAAGAACTAGCTGGTTCTGGTGGTGTGTACGATCAAGTTGCAGCTGATAGCTATGGAGCTACTCAAGCCTATAGAGATGCAGCTTCTGGCTCTGGTTTGTTTGGTGCAGATGCATTAGGTCAACAGACTACAGCCATGAAAGATTCTATTGGTACAGCTGTTGGTGATATACTAGGTCAACAACGAGGACAGTTTTCTCGTTTAGGAAACTTAGGTGGTGCTAGAGCACAACAATCTATGGACTCATCTGCTATGAAAGTAGGTGGGGATATGGCAGCTGCAGAACTAGCTAATAGACGATCAGCAGCCCTATCAGGTGCTGGTGGTGTACTAGGTGCAGGTAATACCTTACAACAACAGTTTGGTGCTGGTGCTAACACACTAGGGCAAGTAGGTACAGCTATCCAACAACAAAATCAAAACGAAGGTGATGCTGCTTATCAAGGAGTTCAAAGACTATTTGGTCTTTATGGATCTCCAGCAATAGGAAGTACTTCTACAAGAACA